TTAAAGCCCCCATCTTATTTCCTCCAGAGCCACTTGTAATTTCTTGAATCGGAACTTTACCAGGATTCATATTGCCCTCTTGAGTAAATGATCTTCCTATAACCGAACCTGTTTGAAAAAACATATTCAAGGCTTCTTGTGGATTATAATTTGTACCGTTACCTAAATCAATTTCTGCTAGACCATCTGCATCAAGATAAACTCCATCTGGAACCATTCTCGATAAAACTTGCTGAAGCTTTAAGTGTGTTAGTTGAATCATATCTGCAAAACCAGTTATACGGCTTACTAAAGATTCGATTCTGCCTTTATACATTCTAGGAGCTACAATACTGTAATTCATTTTAACCTTAGTATAATCACTCTTAGGGCGCATCATATTCTTTGCCATTTCCCATTTTAGCAACATATCCGTTCCTAAAACTAAAACCCCCTCGTATAACACTTCAAGGGATCTTGACATTTTTCCAAATTGCTCCTCCAACATTTCAACTGGTGGATCAAACTGATCGTCTCTTAATAAAATTTTACTAGCTCCTGTTCCTGTTTCTTTAACCTTATATACTTCATTCATATAAGTTTTAAAGTTAAAATACAGAATCTGAACTGTATTAGCATCGGTTTCATCGTAATTTGTTAATGATCGATCGTAGAATCCGTTATTTTGATATGCTGTTTTTGATATTCTATTCAGCTGATCCTCCGTTAAATTTGGAAATTGTTTTTTAAGTTCATTAATAGTAACGTTTTTTACTTCGCCTACATAGTATATGTCATCAAAATAAGGCGAATCTGAATAAGAGTAAACCAAATTAGCTGGATCAACATACTCAACTTTAACACCCTCTGACTTTGTAAAAGTATTTTTTACAGCTCCAATACCAATAGTAGTTAAATCATAATTTACTCTCTTTTTAGTAAGATCGTATCTATTACCGTCAAGCAAAGTTTGAATTGCTTGCTCTTCCGCTATCTCAACCGCTTGTTTATAACTTAGTTGCATATGCAGCTCTAGCTCCTCTTTTGAATCAGGTAGCGTTTCAGGGCTGTTTTCAAATAAATTAAGGCCAAAATTGTCTTTAGCAAATTCGTTAAGCTCTTTAGTTTGCATGTCCCTAATAATAGACTCCATGTAATCTGTTCGCTTACTAACCCCATAAGGGTCTTGAGAATAGGCTTTTATATCAAACGTTCTTTCTGACATTCCGTTAACAACTATATCTACAAACTTAGGTATAATTGGCACGGGCTTCCAATCTAGATTTAAGTAAGATAAATCACCGTTTATAGATAATTCGTCTTTATATTTTTGTATGGATTGTTCTCCTCTAGAGTATAGTCTTAGCCTATGAAATGTATTTTGATTACTTTCATATCTTGAATTACCTCTATCCGTTTTAAACCATTCGTCTTGAATAGCTCTACCAACTTTCAACCCATACTCTGTTGAAATTTTTTCAGCATCACTAGCAACTTGACTAGGAAAAAAACCTTTTACAACTGAATCAGCCATACTTATTTTATTATTTTCGATGTTGAACCGTCTTGTTTATACTTAACGATTTTTAAATTTAACTTTTGTTTATTAACTTCTCCTACTGGCCTATACAAGTTTTTGTTGCAAGCCATTGCTGCTAGTCCTGAACTAATAGCTGCATCAAACTTTGTTCTATTATTTATATCAAAACCAGCCCAATCATTTAAGGTGTCAGTAAAGTACATATCACCATAATTTCCATCTTCTTTTAATCCGATGTATCTATCTATATAAGATTCTATTGCCGCGGCGTGAGCCTGTTTAATGTCCTCGCTTGAATTAGGTATTCCGCCAATTTCTTTTTCTGTTACTGATAATTTGTTCCAAAGCTTATCAGGTCTGTTCATTGAGTATCCCCTATATCCTCTTCTTTTAAAATAATATAAAAGCCTAGGTTTATTGTTTTCACACAATAAAGGCATTCCATAAAACACGCAGGCCATTAATACATCTTCAAAAAACATTTCAGCGGTTTGCGGTCTAGCTATGTATTCTAAAAAGAAAGAGTTTGGAGGTGCGTCTTCCATACTAAACTTAGTTAATCCATGCAAAGCACCTTTAGATCCACTGCCGCCAACTGTGCCTGATATATCATAGCTGTCACATCCGAAAGCGCCCATGTGGTCATTTCCTGGATATTTGTATCCATTTTTAATAACTTGTCTGTTCTGCAAAATAGCATTAGGAACCCAGCTAATTTTAAATCGACCTTGCGGGTTTGGTGTAAATAAAACTTTTGAATCTTTTACACCGTTTTGCCAACTAAAACTACCAGTTGTTACAACAGCAGTATTTCGCAAATCTTCATTATAATCTATTTGTTCGTATATTTTTGCTAAATTAAATATACTGTTTTTTGTTTCATCTCTAAAAGCGTGTTCCTCTGTACGTGGAAACTGTCTATAGAATTCGTTTAAAGCATCCTGGTCTCCTTTTAATCCATCTGCTTCATTATCCCAGTGCTCTATTATTCCAATGTCTATAATGTCGCCGTGTGGCCCCACTGTTTTTTCTATAGGTTCATCAAATACAGGAGCCCCGTATTCGTCAATGAATCCTTCATAATTCCATTCCATTGGAATAAACAAAGAGTACAAGCCAGAAGCCGTTTGACCGTTTCTGTTTCTTTTTGTTACTTTAGAATTGCCGTAAAGCTTTTTAAAGTTTGAACCTCCTTTATCTAAAGCGTTTGACGTTGATCCCATCATACACTTACCAATAATTCTAGATCCTAATCTAAGAGTTGTTTTAGTTACCCTCCAGTTGTTCAATATATTATCTGGTCTTTCCCATTTTCCGCTTTCGTCGTGTACTAATAGTCTTAACTTTTCTCCATCATAGGAGTTGTCACCAGTATTTTTCCAGTCAATTGTTGTATCTAATCCCTCAAGAGTTTCTGTGCTTTTTCTGGCTTGAATAGATTTCCTGGTAAGCCTTGAGGCTGGGATTCTATAGGCAAGTTCGGTTTTTGGCCTGTCCATACCGTCTTGTATTGGCTTGAAGAAGAACGGGTAGTTGACGGAGATCGGTACAACCTTATCTGTGAACATTTTTTTAGCGTCAGAGCCAGACTTTGACAATATGCCAAACCGTGAATCCGAGGAAATTGTCGCGAGGTTAACAGTTTCAGCTGAGGACATGAACGAAAATCCACTCCTACGGTTTTTAAGGTAGCACATTCCGTAGCATCGTGAGTCTGCTTTGCAAGCTTCCCAGAATATAAAGAATAATCTGTTTGCCTCCCGGAAGTCTGGCTGCCCGACGTCAATTTTACTCCACTGCAAGTACATAAAGTGAGTACCAGTAATGTAAGTACCCACATTCTTATTATTGAACCAATGACCTTCGTCTCTTCTTTTAAATTGTTCATCTATATAGGGTTCCCATTTAGTCTGAAAGCTCTCCGGATATTCCCTCCAGTCAAATATACTGTTAATTGACTTAAGCTCCTTAGGGTACTCCTCTGGCTTCCACTTGTTATTAATTTTACTTAATTTAGCTGGAGCTTTAGGCAATGCTATCTTAAGTCCTTGTATATCGTATATTTCGCCTATTTGGCCTGTCTTGCTTATTACAACAATGTCATTTTCTTTATTGTACCCATATTCCCATTTCTTAGCTTTATTAAGCCTAGAGATGGTTGTAAGTTTTACAGGCTCTACTATTTTATATAAAGTTTGCTCGTACATTATTTAGATCTTTTTTCTGCAAATCCACTAAATGATTTCTGAATCATTTCATCTTTAGGCTTATCGTCAAGCATGTCTTGCTCGTCTTTTATTCTATTAAGAATTTCAAAAGCATCAAATATAGCTAACTTTTTAGTAGCTGCGGCGTTTTTAAGCCTATCAGCTGATATGTCGTCTCCTGAATCTACAATCTTTTCTCCTGCAACTTTTATTAACTCCTCAACTGCTTTGTGACCAGCTTGGATTATATTCAACTTCGTCTCCTTGATGTTCATATTTAATTGTAATTTGATTGGATGGCACTCTATATAATCTTTCGCCTTCAATAAAGAATTCATATTCCATACCTACTTTAAAAGAAACCAATGTGTCTTTTTCCACGCTGCCATCAGTATATTTGATTATGCCTTTACCAGGCTTTTCAAAATCTATAGAAAACATTTTGTCTTCCTTTATTGGTTTTATAAAACAAAAACCTTTTTCAGCTTTCCAAATGCCTTTGCTTTTATAGGCATATATTTGATCTGGTTGAGCGAAATACTTATCTTCTGCGTAGTAGCTTTTGCTGTTTTTTTCTTTACCTCTAATGTCATAAAATCTTCTAAAAACATTATGGTGTAAAATAACTTCGTCTCCTTCTTTTATACTTGTTTCAACGGCTAGCGGCTTTGATAGTACAACACCTTGTCTACTTACGTAATTATGATTTTGAAGCTCTGTGTTTAAAAGCAACTCGCTTCCGTCTATATTTTTAGCTGAAGTTGATCTTCCAGATTTAGGCTTAACTATAAAATTAAAAATTGATTTCATTAATATTGTAAGTCATATTCAATTGCGATTGCCATGTTCTTATTAAAATCTTTCCAAGGCAATAACTCGTTTCCTTTTTGTATATATATAGAGTACTGATTATCTTCTTCTATTATATTAGCTATAGTATGACCACCATACACTTCCTGTCCAACAGAATAGTGCATGGCGTCATTTTTATAGTCTCTTCCAATACTAATCTTCCGTATTAGGCTCATCTTCAACTTCTTTGATATCACCAGAGTTAATGTCTATGGTAACATTGCCGTATTCTTCTTTTAATTCTTTTTGAAATACTTCAAGACCGTTTTGAGCTTCAGCAAAACCGTGTAATAATTGGTGCTTTTGCACTTCAACATCGCCGATTTTTAATTGATACTGTTGCAAGTTTTTAACTAATTCTTGCAATTTAATAAGCTGCTCTTCAGATACGGCTTTAGATACTACAGGTACATCTTTTACTTTTTTCATTTTAATTATATTTAATTGTTATACTTAAGTGTATTATTACGTGTAAATACACTAATTTAGTTTGGGATTATTAATGTTACAGACGTGGGGTTTATTAAAGCTTTTATTTGGCTAGCTATACCAGCTTCTATAGATGCTACTTGCTCTTCTCCCATCGCTTCTTTTGTCCACTCAACGACTACATCGTTAGTTAGATCTTCAAATGGTATGAATGTACCATCTTCGCTTAAAGGTACTGTTTGCGTACCTATAGCTTTAGATGAATAATCTCCATCAACACCTGTCACTATCCAGTGCACGTTATACACTATATTTGTTTCACCTTCTTCTTGAGGGTGTACATCTACTGTTTTACAATTCCAATTGTATGTTATCATTTTTATTTATTTATCTGGGTTAAATTTATATATTGATCGACCTATAACTATTTCTAATTGGCCTGATTTTTCGTTAATGCCTATACTTGTTATGTTACTTAAATGACTATTTCCATCACTACCATTTTTTCCATCACTTCCAGCCGAGCCTGTTGCTCCAGTAGCGCCCTGAGGCCCCTGTAGTCCAGTCGCACCTATACTTCCATCTTTACCATTAGACCCAGCAGGTCCTTGCGCTCCTTGCGCTCCTTGAGGTCCTTGCGCTCCTGGCGTCAACGATATATCTTCAAGCTCTTTTTCTAGTTCAGCTACGCGTTTAACTAGTAAGTCAATATAGTTAATACCTTTTACTCCATCAGCTCCTACGTGCACTAGCTCAGGGTAATCATTTTCTAAATCCTCTACTAATACACCATATCTTTTTCTATCACCATCTCCTTCTTTATATTTATATTCTTTAAACTGGATTGTTTTAGCTTTGCTTTTATCAATGTTAGATATGTCTTTCTTTTTATCTGTCTGCGATGTCTGCACAAGGTTAACACACGTTACAGTGCCTTGGACTTGTAAATTTTGAGTAAAACTTGCTGGAGCTCCATAAAATATAGTATTACCACTAGTTGTGCCATTTATAAATATATCACCAAAAGCAGTCAACATCTTAAGATTACCCATTTCAAAACTAGTACACCCTAAGCTTCCATTAACATCAAGTTTCTTGCTAGGATTTATAAAACCAACACCTACGTTTCCGCCAAGTGGATTTAATGACATTTCATAAGCTATTGCAGAGGTGTTGCTTTGTGCTTGCAACCAAGAAGCTCCAACATTATTTACACCAATATTCAAGCCATAGCTAGTAGCTGTATTACTTACAAAAAACGGAGCAGTTGAAGAGCCTAAAGCTGGGTCATCATCACCTGTTAAACCTGACACGTGTAGTTTAGTTCTAGGGTTAGTTGTTCCAATACCTACGTTACCTGAGCTATTAACACGTACTCTTTCAACGTTGCTTGTTTTAAGTGTTATACTTCCTGCTTGAGTAACGTTTAAATTTAAAGCACCTGTTCCTCTGTGTATAATCTCAGAGTTTGTATTAGCTCCGCCATTATTTCTAACCAATCTAAGACCGTAGTCTGAATAAGTTGTATCACCTACTAAGTCTATAAAAGCAAATCCATTTGTAGTTCTACCATTACCTATTTGAACAAAGTTATTAGAGTTGTTTCCGTAACCAACATCTAACCCTGCACCCGTTACTCTAACACTGCCATTTACTTCTAATTTTTCATTTGGATTAGTTGTCCCAATTCCAACGTTGCCAGAGCCATTGATTACCATTTTAGTTGAAAAGTTTGTGTTAAAACTAAAAGTATCTACAATGTCGCTATATATTATTTTACCAGCAGTGTTTGTTGGTGAGAATTGCGTACTTCCCATTCCTATAGTGGAAGTTCCTGACGCACCTGTAGCTAAATATAAATTAGAGTTACCGCCTGTTGTAGCTGTATTGCTTAAAACAAGTATTTGATTAGTAGAGGGTGAAGCTGCTGCTCCATCTCCAATTTGAATAGCACCTAATGGAGAGGTGGTTCCAATACCTACTCTACCGTTTGGCTCATCTACATAAATAGTGTCTGAAACTATTGTGTTTCCATCACCAATCCATATTCTACCTTCTGGCAAGTTAGGTACATCGTTTTGCCTCATTATAGAGGCTACTGTTAACGACCCAGCGTTTCCTCCAGATACCTTACCTACAAGACCTAAGTTTTGTATTGCGTTTCCTTCACCTGTTGGCTTAGTAAGCGTAAGACCTCCTCCTGATTTTAAATATATAGTATCTCCTGTCACCGGCACCACGCCGTCTATGGGGCTAGTTGTTATATTTAAAAGCTCACCTGTTATAACCACGTTGCCAAAAGCATTGTTTATTAAATCTGTCTCAAGTAAACCAATAGCTGGTAAATAACCTGTAGATATCAAAGCATCTGCTTCTGCTATTTCAATAACGTCTGTAGCACCAACATTACCTGTTTGATAAACTGGCGTACCCTTTGTTATAGTTCCTCCTGAAGTATTTTTACATGCTATAAGTACTCTAGTGGCTCCCGCAGATATCACGTCCGCTTGGTCTATCCAATTTGTAATAGTACCAGTAGAAGATAGTAATTGACCAGCTGTACCTATGTCATCACTTCCGTCTCTAAGCCCAGCTTGTACTTCTATGTCACTTTTAAACTTCATGTATTAAATTTTATTTGTTATCCTATTTTCTGTACTAAGATAGTAATGTCTGTTGCTTCTGCTACAGCTATAGTAGCTACTGAAGTAGTTGCTGTTCTAGT